CCGCCAGCCTTGCCAGCCATATCTGCAATCGCGAGTGCTGCACCTTTTGTCCCTACAGTGATCGTGCCAATAGTTTCATACTGGGCACCTTTTTCAATGTTGCGTTTGCGTGCTTTTCGAGTGTTGGTCTTAACCACAATGTTCTTGGTCTGACCGTTCTTCCACCCGGTACGCCACGGGCCGTCCATGCCTCGAGTGGGCGACGACGACGGAACCAGCGGTGTAATTGCGTCAACAACGACCTTGCCTAGTTCACGGATCTGCTTGCCGTAAGCGCGACGCAATTTAGGGTCAATGGAATTGATCGTCCGCAGAGCTTCTTTAAGCCCTGTTGGTTTAAGATCTATTCCAAGACTCATTTTTTGCTCTCGTTCTGCTCGATTATCAACCTGATCATTTCGTCAATGATCTGGGCTGGTGTTTCCATCAGATCCAACGGACTGATGCCTGTACGAACAGCGAGCTGCGCGATCAGGTTAGTGGCTCTTCCTGCGGGCCCTGTTTGGCTTTTGGGATAAACGTGATATCCATGACGTTCTCTACCCAAGTGCTAAACAACGGCACCACAATTTTCTTGGTTCGTAACGCATCCCAAGCCAACCATGCGAGAGGCTTGAACTTCATGTCCTCTAAGAAACGGCCCACGGAGAGCGTGGGGTGATGATCTTCCCACCTGCACGCAACTCCGTAGGTGATCGGTGCTTCGAATGTTTCACCGTCAGCCATTTCTACTTTTAATGTCATGCCAATCATGTCGGGGTCCTTTGGTTAGTTGTTGATTACGGGCTGGTGATGTCGCGCACCCACGTGCCGCCGACATAACTTACGCTTACTTGGCTGAGCTCTGAAACGGTCGTTACGATCGGCGTAAACGAAGCCAACATAGCATTACTGATCGTGTATTCGGGGTTACTGGCGGACTCGGTTGTGCCTGCTGGTGAGATGACCAGAGTAGTGGTGCCGTCGCCGACCTGATCAAACAGGGTGGCTTCAATTTCGCCTGTTCCGTAGTTCATGAACATCGTTAAGGTGACGTTCACCATTTGGAGGCCTGACACGAAGCGGTGTCCGGTATCGCCGAAGGTCGTTGATTCGAGTGAGTCGTAACCGATCTCAAGTGAGGCGGCTGAGGTGTTCTGAGTGACGTCCACTCCACCGATGGTGACGGTTGGGTTGGACAGGTAAACGGTTTTTGTTGTGGGCATGGTTTTTCCTTTATGGGATGCGCTTGGAAGCGATTCTGATTGTTAGGTCGTATGCGGGTAGTTCTTGTGAACCGATTTGAGCAAGCGACGGTGAGCCACTCACAACAGCAATAGAACTGTTCATGATTGTGTCCACGACGCCGAGGATGTAGTCGCTTGAATCTTGGTTGCCGGGTGGCGCGCCAAGGACTCGGAGATCAACTGTGATGTCTGCAATTTGGTTGTTGAAACAAGTAAACGTCGGTAATTCCACGAACACGGTAAGCGGTCGTGCGTTGCGCGGATCGGTGACAGGCTTGAGTCCCAAGGCTGTAAGCGACGCTGACACGGTGTCAACGGTGTCCGTGAAAATTCCTGCCATTTCATGCACACTGCGATCGTTTAATGCCGAGCAACTGGTTTACTCGACCCAAGGTCATAAGCGGTGGTCCTGTCATGTCACCAAACGACGCGTAACTGTCTCCAGTGGTCCCGCGTTCACGGTAAAGCCCTGCGGCGTAAAGCGTGGTTCCTAACAGTGCAGCACTGTCAGGGGCAGTCGTCAGACTGTCGTGGTAACCAGCCTGCACGCGACGCCTGAAACACCATGAATTTGCAGCTGCGACACAAGTCGTGAGAAACGCGGTGTCATTTGCCGTGGCCGACGCGATCCCGAGAAACTCTTGCGTGTTTGCGACCGTGGTCCAACTGCACGTTTGGGTCCAAGTTACTGTTCCAGTCGCTGAAGCTCTTTGATAGTTATCGAAGTTTGATTTGACAAGTAGTTGATTCGTGATGGTGACTTCATAATCAAATAAGAAATCACCTTCAACACTGACACCAACAAACCCAAAAGTAGGGACAGCCTGAACGATGTAAGTCGCATCAAAATCGTTTCCTACTCCTGCAACGACGATTGTTTGACCGATCGTGATGTCTGTGGCCTCGAGAGTCTGGATCACGGCGTAGTCGTCTACACGTTGTGCGTGCGTGACGGTGAATACGGCCATGATCCAGTTCCTCTCTTAGTTTTCGTCTATCAGACGAAAGCGGCCTTAATGGCAAGTTCTGGGGAAACAACTTTACTTGCCCAGTACCCGCGCACTGCGATCTGCCTGCTGAGTTGTGAGGGCTGTTCTACGGAAATGAGGCCCTTATTCAATTCAAACGATTCAAGCGCACGCGGATCAAGGATGGTCATGCCAGCGGAGGTCAAGTTGCGGTCAACGACAACGCGCAAACCGAAAGCAAACGCGCCCTGTGTCGAAGCGACATTGAGTGAACCGTATGCGTTCATTGGGCCAACCTGTGGGAACAACGGACGGTCTGCGGTATCCGACAAACTGCCCATCAATTTCCAGACGTTTGGCGACACGGCGAGGACGGACGGCAAGTTGCCATTTGAGCCAGTCAAGATGTCTGCGGCGGCGGTGTACATCCACTCAACCCAGTAAGCCGGGTCAGCGATTGATGCGTTAGCAAAGTTGTTGCTGTTGGTGGTGCCAGTCTGCAATTCCGAGCAGGCGAGCAAGTCGGTGCGGTCCATGTAGACGCGCATCATGTCGTCAAGCAACGGTCCGAGTGCTTCAGGTTGTGACCAGTCAATTGCGGCTTCGCTGATTTCAACATAGCCACCCTGAATTGTCTTGGTGATCTGCACGTCATTGATTTCGAATTGTGACGCGGTAATGGTCGTGTTCTGTGTAGCGGTGCCCACTGAGTTATGGACGCTCACTACGGGACGAATGAAAACGGAGCCTCCCTGCGGCATGGGGCGCAATGTGGTTGCATCCACGAGAGGACGCGAGCCAACAAACGTGTTTACCACATTTTGAATGATGGGAGTTGGGATCACACCAGGCAAATCAGGCGTGGTCACGTTGGGAGCTGCGGCGCGGATGTTTTCGTTGAGTTGTAGGAAATCACTGCCACCGCGTACGAATGCTGAGATGTATTCGCTAACGGACGGCAATTTGAATTCGCGCTTGGCGGTTGCATAGATCGGTTGAGTCGCAACAGCGGCTTCAACGCTTGTGGGTTCTGACATGGTTTCATCCTCCTCGGATGGTGTTGTTGGGGTGGTTTCTGTTGGTATTTCTTCTTCGGGTTCGTCGGCCTGAGCCACAAGGTCGCGTATTTCTGCGCCCGAGAACGCTGGAACGGCGACAAGCGATAACTCGACAAGTGAAGCGCGAGTGACGACGGTGGCTTTTAGTTCTTTGTCGTAATACGACTCTTGGACTTCTGCGCCAACACTGACGGCATCATAGGCACCCGAGCGGATAAGTTCTACGGCATCCGCACTGGCCCTCGTCCGGGCGAACGTTGCAGTGAAGCCGAGGCCCTCATCCATATCGGCGAGAGCGTTCACGGTGCCACGCAACTGCGTTAAATCGTGTCCCTCAATAAGTTTGGCGGCTTTCTGATTGACATCAAAAGCACCTCGCTCAAACGCCACACGCTGACCGCCTAAAACGGTCGCGGTAACTGGAGCCCACGGAACTGCAATACCAGAAATAGACGCGGGTGCGTCGCTATCTGATTTTGCAAAATCCAATGTGGGGAGATCGGCTGTAAGTCGAATCATGCCATTTCCTCTGATCTGCGTTCTTCTGCTGATGGTTCGTAAGCAACATTTGCCAAATCGTTTTCGGCGAGATAGTCGTCAACATCAAATTCGACATAACGGCCACGGGGCAGAATGTTGTTCATTGACAAAGTTTGTTCAATGCAGTCCAAATACTGTTTTGCGCCGAACAAGTAAAGGTCTTGTCGTGCGGACTGTGCGTTTTGGTATGTGTAGCCCTGTACCCCGATTCCTAAAAGGTATGCGGGGACCCCGCAGACTCTTGACGTTTCGAGTGCTTGGAACTGGCGCGCTTCCACTAATTGGAGTTTATTTGGGTCCGCGGAATATTCTTTATAAGTTACGCAACTGTTAAGGGCCCCAATAGCCCCTACCTGACGAGCATTACGCCAAGCGGCCGCAAGTTCGGACAAATCTTCGGCGGACATCGGTTCGGATGCGTCGGTCTGCTGAAGCCAGCCGGCCGCGATCTCATTGACTGCAAAACGGTCGGCGGACTGCTGAAGTTTGATTGCTGTAGCGATTGCGCGGTTGCCCGTGTAGAGCAAACCTTGCGACGGTGCCAAGAACTGGATGACGTCATCAGTGTTTAACTGGATGCCATTGAACATAATGTCGTTAGACGGTCCGAAACGCTGTGCGGTCTGTTGGTCGCCAAGGCTGACCATTGCGGCGGGTAGCCATTCAAACGAAAGCGGACGGCCAGTAGCGGACGACCGTGAGGTTACATACCAAAAGCCTTGTCCCCACAAAATGAGGTCGGTTACCAGTTGCGAGAAAATGAAGTTTCGAGTCACGCGAGGATCGGGCTGATCCATCCACTGTTCGTTTGGAATGTAAATTTCTTCGTACTCGGATCCAGTCCACTGGGTGGTGTAGTGCTTAAGTTCCAAGCAGCCGACCATTGACGCGATCATCTGAATTGAACGCGAAATGGTCGGCACAGACAAAGCGAGTCGTTGCAACTCCCCGACAGAGTACGCGTAAAAATCGCCGATCTGCGCGGCTGATCCAGCCGCGGCCTGAACGGGAGCAGACGCAAACGCGGGGGTCGCATTCACTTTTTTGCTACCGAAAAGAGCCATCCCTGCGATTCTCTCACAATTTTTGTTCTGTGTTAAGTACCCTCAGCCAAAAGCGAAAGCGGCACGTGACGACCGTACTGGTTTGGACGCAAGCATGATTCCCCACACTGCACAACGCGCTAACTCGATCGGTCCGGGTGACTTTTGTGAACTGAGAACTATGGAACCGCCCGTTCTAACCGCGACGCTTCGGGCGAAATGTTCGGCCAGTGCGATGTCGCCAGTGTGGTGGACGCGATCTTCAATAATCATTGAGCGACAAGCCGCAGTCCATTTGAGCAGTTCGGCATATCCGACAATTTGCATTCGACGTCGCAAGTCTGGCGGACAGTGAATTTCTAGCGATGGGGTCACCGCAAGTTTGACCGTTTGGTCGTGCATAATTCGCACAACTTCCTCCCACATTTGCGCAGCTGACTCGACAACGAACGCGACCGACACGATTACGCGTCCGTCATCAAAAGCCGTTGACACTGCGACATAGCGCGAGTCATCAACCGATGAATCAATTGTGAGCCATTGGGTTGGTGGTGCTGGTTTGTCGGATTTGCGGTCATTCCATAGGTTGATCGGCAAATAGGAATTGGTGGAATCTACCCACAGATTGAGGTGGCCTCGAATGAACGCTTGACGGTTCGGAGAGTCAAACGCAAGTTCTAAAGCCTTGGCCGTGATAGTCGTCCCGAGGGCCGGGTTACTCCAGCCCCAATATGATCGATCCTCCAAACTCACCCCAGGCGGAAGTGACCACTCAGCGAAATAGAGCGCAGTTGGTTGACCCGAGTCAATCGCCGCAATGCCCTGCTCTCTTAGTTGTAAAAGGACGGTACTGCCCTGATCGCCAGCCGTGCTAAAGAGCATCATCATGGGATTCTTGACTGCGATCTGCGAAGGCCGTAAAGCCGTAAAAACGACCTCGGGGCTAATGTCCCAAACCTCATCCACCAGCAGAACTGAGGCGGTCATACCGTGAGCATGAGCAGACGCCGCGACAACCGAAATGCTTGAACCGTCTGGAAAGTTGATCCGCTCGTCACCGTTCTGCCAACGAACCTTGCAATCAAAGTTTTCAAGGTCTCGGACAACATCCCGAAACAAGGCCATGCTTCGACGCTTCTGGTTAGCGACAATGACGATCGTTTGAGGCTCACGGCGAGCAGCTGCATACTCGGTAGCCATAAACCCAGCAACCGCCCGCATCACCAGGCTCTTGCCGTTCTGACGTGCCGTTGAGATACACGCCTCACGAAACACAAAGTCGCCGTCGGCATCCACAGTCAACGCATCGTTGACGATCCGCTGTTGCCAGTCCATGAGATCAATTTCTAGGACGCGCTTAGCCCACAAGGTCAGGGCAGGACCAAAACTCTCACCGGGTGGAACAGGCGTTACCAACCTCGGCTCGATACGGCCAGATATGACTGAACCACCGCTGGTTCGGGCTGGTTCCTGCTGGTTCGGGCTAGTTGAGGGTATTTTTAAGG